ACCTCCAGTAGTGGCAAATCAGATCACGCTATCCTAGCCAATGCAGGCTTTGTGGTAAAGGCACCACGCAAACATGATCCTGTAAAAGATAGAATAAATGCCACCAATGCAAGGTTCTTGAGCGGCACTGGATTGCGTAGATTGTTTGTAAGCCCTAACTGCAAGCGGACAATTGAAGCACTAGAGAAACATTCATACAAGTTGGGCACAAGTATACCAGACAAAGACTCAGGCTACGACCATATGTTTGATGCGCTCTCATACGCTGTGGCATATCTATATCCACTACGCAAGACACCACCACAAAACAACCTAAACCAAGCATGGAGGCCCAGTATTGGCTAATTATACACTGGATATAAAAGTTTGCCATAAATACTTGGTAATTACAGAACATAAAGGATCCTTATAACATGGACGCAATTGAATCAATTGAACAGTCAATTGATCGTGTGATGACAGGTAATCAGCTTTACCAAGAATATCACGATCAATGGCAATACCTATTAGAAAGTTATGTAGGCGGATATGAATACAAGAACGCCCAACACCTATTAAGATATAGTCTAGAAAACGCCGCTGAATACGGCACTAGAATAGCACAAACACCTTACGAAAATCACTGTAGTAGTGTGGTAGGTGTTTACAACAGTTTTATTTTCAAAACACCTCCTAGTAGAGACCTAGGCAACCTACAGAACACACCCTTCATTGAAGACTTGCTCAAAGACGCAGACCACGACGGTAGAAACTTCAACGCATTTATGAAAGATGTAGCAACCTATGCCAGTGTGTTTGGACATTCGTGGGTAGTAGTAAGCAAACCAGATGTAGGCGCACAAACTATGGCAGATGAATTTGCAATGGGCGTTAGACCATATGGGAGTATGCTATCACCGCTTATGGTAATAAATTGGGAATGGGAAAGAAACATCACAGGCAAGTATGAATTGTCATATTTCAAATACATTGAAGAAGTCAACGGCAATGACATCACCATACGTGAATGGAACAAAGAAGAAATTTATACCTACAGCATAAACAAAGAATCTAAAAAGTTTAACAAGACTGTTGAACTAAATGGCCTAGGCAAGATACCTTGTGTGCCAGTTTACAACCAACGCAGTATAATCCGTGGCATTGGTAAATCAGACATCACAGACATTGCTGATCAAGCCAAGTATATCTACAACATGCTGAGTGAACTAGAAGCAAGTATCAGACTAGATTCGCACCCAAGCCTAGTTAAAACAGAAAACACTCTAGCAGGCACAGGCCCAGGCAGCATTATACAAGTAAGTGAAGACTTGGACCCAGGACTCAAGCCATATATTCTTAGTGCCACAGGTGCAAACGTAAATCAAATCCTAGACGCCATCAATCATTCAATTGAAAGCATTGACAAGATGGCAAGCCTAGGTAGTATGCGAGCAACTGAAAGCACAAGCATGTCAGGTGTAGCAATGCAAACTGAATTCCAAATGCTGGGTTCAAAACTAGCAGAAAAAGCAGCCAGCCTAGAACTAGCAGAAGAAAACATTTGGAAACTTGTATGTGAATATTCAAACGTAGAATATGATTGCTTTATTGAATACGCAGATTCATTCAACATTCGCGACAGAGATGGAGACTTGGAGTTCCTAATCAAAGCAAGAACCAGTGGTGTACAAGCAGAGGGCTTCCAAAAAGAGATCTCAAGACAGATTGTTGAATTGGTTGTAAAGGATGACCAAACTGCAATGGAGATTCAAGGCGAACTAAAAAAGTTTGAACCACACGTAATGATGGACCCAGATACACGTGAGCAGGTAATGGCAAACACCTACGAAGAACATCTAGCCTATGCTGAACAAGGATATGTTCACGTATGAGCTTAACTCACAACGCACTAATAGACGAAGTTATCAGCACGGCCCAGAACAACACTGCTGATAACCTCAGTGCGTTGGAAGAACGCATAGTAGAAATACTAGCCAACACACCTGAAGGTGTAAATCCAAGATCACAAATTGTACAAGCCTATGAACAGTATGCAGAGTTGAGCACACAAGAACTCAACACCATAACAGACTTGAGTGCAAACACTGTGGCAGAACAAACTGAGGCAGGCATAGGCTCAGGCGCTTCACCAGAAGATGCAGAAGCAGAAAGAATAATGTTGGAAGACTCAAAAGGCACAGTTAGACAAAGCATCCTACAACACGCTGAAATAGTAGCAGGGGTAGTAGCAGTGGCAGCCGTTACAGGAGAAACGCCCACACTTACCAATCAAAGAGTAAGAGGCGCTATCTCAGGAGTAATGATGAGAACCAGCAACAGAGACACCTCTAAACTACAAACACAACTAAGAAGATTGCGCAGTAATCCCAATGCTGATACAGTAGAAATCCGCGGATTAACACAAAAAATAAGAGCGAATTTACCCAACGTGGAAACTAGAGGTGCACTCTTAGACACAGTGAACAACACAGTTGAAACAGTAACCATGAAGTTCAACAACACATTTACAAAATCAAGAGCAGAGCGTGAGGGCGTTACCAAATATGTCTACGATGGCACAACAGATGGTCGTAGCAGACCCTGGTGTGCAAATCTTGCTGGCTCAGAACTAACCAAAGAAGAAATAGAAGAACTTTGGGAAGAAGATTGGGCTGGCAAATCAGGAGGTGATCCTTTTGTTGATGCTGGCGGTTATAATTGTAGACATTATTTTGAAGCACTAGAATAAAGGAGGACAACATGGCCAAAATGAAGAAAAAGAAAAAAGGTGGCAAGCGAGGTTAATGATCCTTGGGCAGCGTATTTTGAATCAATCAAACACGTTTGTCCTTGGAGTCTTAGCGCATATCGCAACAACCGTATAAAATTTATTCAAGGGTACACACCTATCCTTGACTTAGGCACACATGAGGCAATAGTTTACTTTGAAGATTTCTCAGCTAAACAGTTGGAACGCATAACAGACTCACTCAACGACAGCTATGTTGAATATGAATTTTTTTGGAGTCATCCTAGCGAACTAGGAAACAGTGCTCCAGAAGGCTGCATCATTCAACAGGATTATGCCAAAATACAGCAAATAAGGCAAAAGACAGGCACTTCTGCACAGGAGAGATAAATAACTTTACAACACTCATTTAAGGAGGATACGTTACGTGACGGATTTAACCACGGATACAGCGGCGACTGAGGCTGCTACAGAAAACACTCAGGAAACAGTGGCAAAGACATACACTGAAGAAGAATTCAACTCACATATGGCAGGCATGAAGAAAAGCATTACTGCAAAGTTTGAAAAGCAATTTGCTGAACTAGGCGACCTTGGTGAACTAAAATCATTGAAGGCAAACGCAGAGAAACAAGCACAAGAAGAAGCTATCAAGCGTGGAGAGTTTGAACAAATCTTACAGGATATGGCTGCCAAAAAAGACGCAGAGATTCAAGAGAAAAATAAAATTATTGAGGAATACACAGTAAACACTCCTCTACTAAATGCTGCCGCAACTTACAAAGCAGTGAATCCAAATCAAGTGGTTCAACTGATTAGAAACCAAGTAAGACTTGGAGATAGCGGAAGCGCAGAAGTAGTAGATGAAAATGGAGTACAACGATACGATGGTAAGGGAAATCCTGTTACTGTTGATTCGCTAGTCCAGGAGTTTTTGAGCAGTAACCCTCACTTTGTAGCAGCAGCGCCAGCAACCACAAACACCAAGAGTGCGGTAAACGGTGCGTCACTAGAAGGATTTGATTTGGCTAGTCTTGATTTATCTAAAGCGTCTGATAGACAAGTATATGCCCAAGCCCGTTCAAAAGGCTTGTTATAATTAGATAAAGGAAAACTATCATGGCAAACGAAAATTATATTTCAAGTATCAATGCTGATGCTTTATTTGTGCCAGCCAAAGCCGCAACGGTTTATGCTGCACACGAAAATTCACTCTTCTTGGGTGGAGAAATGATTCCTGTTGTAAACGCACCAAACGGCGTACTACAAGTACCAGAAATCGCAAAAGACGTAACAGTAGATCAAATCTCAGCAGCAACAAACGCTGATATTGAAACTGAACTACCAACGTTCACAAAAAACACTATCACATGTGACCTATTCGCAGCACGTTCAGTCGTACGTGACTTGGGTAACATTGATCCAAACGAAGTAGGTCGTGCGCTAGGTATGGCTGTTTCAAGTAAGTTTGACGACAGTGTAATGGATGTATTAGGCAACCTAACTGCACAAGAAGCAGGCGATGCTGCTGGTAAAGGTGTTCTAGATGTATCAGACATTGCAACTGCGGTACAAACAATCCGTGGCGCTGGTGAAACAGGTCAACTTTATGGTGTGATTGCTCACACAGAATATGCTGCACTAATGGCTGACATTGGTTCAACAGCATTTGCTGGTGGTGACTTATTCCAAGGTCAAGCACTACGCAGTGGTTTCTTTGGCAACATCTTTGGTGTACAATTATTTGTCACATCAAGAATGACAGACGCAGCAACAGGTGTAACAAACCCATTGGGCGCAATTTTCTCAGCAGACGCAATGCGTATTGCTATGCAGAAAAATGTTGATCTAGAAATTGGACGTAGAACTGCCGCAGTTGGTAACGACGTGGTAGCAAACTTACATGCCAAATGTGGATTGATTGACGCCGCACGTGGTGTAATGATGATCAACGCAGCAACGTAAGGAGAGTTGAATGGCTTTCATAGTTGAAAATTCAAATACAATCTCATTTGCAGAATTCACTGATGTGACTGCTAGAGATCAGCGTTTGTTTGATAATAATGAAAGTCTTACTCTTGACTTTGTTGAAGATGCTCTAGAGCGTACCACAAGTAGGCTACTAGAAAACATCAAGACAACAGAATGGTGGCAGAGAAGTTATGGTACACATAACGGCTCTGTCAACAGACTGGATATTCCACCACCAGATGCTGACAGAATAAAAAGCAGACAAACAGACTTTACAGACTTATGTGTGTATCGTGCGCTTGCTGATTATATTTTGCCAGCGGTGGCAGACTTTGGCGATCCTGAAAATGCAGAGCGTCAAAAGATGGGCTACTATGAAAATAGAGCCACTCAACTGTATCTGGAATTGGTCAACAGTGGAGACTGGTATGATTTTGATGACGACGGAACAGTTCAAACAGATGAAAAAAGTAGAGG